GGAAACAAAGCACGGGACAAAGGTAGAAACGCTGTCAGCCGAGATGTCCGCAAGATATTCGCCCCCTTGGCCCAAGCTCCGGCAACCGCCATTGCAGCAAGCGACAACATGGGCATCCTTAACGCCTGGATGACGGAGAAAATGAAACTTCCCGCCCCACACGACCCGCAATATATTTTTAAATTGTTGGAAACCCGGGGAGTGATTGGTCAAGGTGAGTTTGATTATTTCCAGCGCGTTGAATCCACTAGGGGAGGTTCTCCTGTGGCCGTTCACCTAGGGACTACCGAAGGAACGGTAAAGTCTATCCATCAACTTCGTCGTGGTAATCCTTCGTACAAGGTTACTCAAACTACAAAGTCTTTAATTAACTATGTGGACAATTGGAAGGTCGTCGAACGGTACATCAAGCGCGTCCAGCAGCGGGTAGGCAAACTCAAGTCTGGCTGGTATTACGCCGGCTTAAATCTCGGGAAGATGCCCACCTCGGCATGGATTGCCAATCAAGGCAACAGCACTTCAATTTATGTCCCAAAACTAATTGGACCAGACCCCACAATTAAACTAGGTTCAAGCATTGGACGCCGTTACAGCCAAGGCTACCACTTTATGCGGATGGCAATGAACCATCGATATTATTCCATCCGAGTGGCCATCCTTAACCATCTCAAAGGCCCGCGCAACCACGGAAAACTCCAAGAGGTTATCCATCGCCTACAAAGCGGATTCAATTTAGAAAACACCACCGAATCATGACCACTCCCTTCTTCAGTTTCCGAACCATCCTCGAAGAGAAGGTGGCCGGCTACCTCACCACCCTGTTTCCGGGGCTGGCGGTTCACAAGGGCGTCACGGACGAGATTCGTGTCCTGCCCATCGTGATCGCCCACGCCGAGTCGTCCAATACCGTTCCAGACCTAGGCTCGAATACCCTTGGAAACTATACCGCCGTCCTAAAGGTCTACGTCTACTCCAGCGCGGATGACGAGACGCTCGAAACCCACCGGGAACGGGTCGCCAAGGTCATCGGGGCTATGGTTGATGTGTCGGCCCTCCAGGCTCTCTGGAACCCAACCACGGATGGCCAGTTGTATAACCTTTGGATTCAGAACGACGAGGAGGGCATGAGCCAACGTCGGTACGGCAATGTCATCGAGTTCATCGTTTGGGGCGTCCTTCCGCCCGCCCCTTGACACTTGGCTAAACCCATACGACTATGGCCGATACCCAGATTGATTACGGAGTAGCCCATTTCTTCGGGTTGCGCGGAACCAGCACCTATATGACGGTGCAGTCGGATTCCATCAGCAATACTTTTAAACTCGACGTTGAAGTAGCCGACGAGCATGGCCGTGTTATTACGGATCGTTTGGACGATCGTTTCGCCGAAGTGACCATTGATGGCGTACTTTTGATTTCTGATGCCATTCCTAGCAATGGCGGTCGGTTTGATTGGGGTACTGTTTCGTATATCATCAAGTCCATCGACGATAAGGGTACTAACAAGGATTTCCGCAAGGTTTCAGTTAAGGGCGTCAAGTACCAAGAAATCGCCTAATAAGGCGGCATCCACGATGGATGCTAGATACTTACAGGCTACGACTGTCCTGCCCAACCAAGATAAGGTCTGCGGCAGGACACTTCGTGCCTTCTGCCTTCGTCACCGGGTTGCGCTGGAGGCCATTGGCTCTCCGTTTCTTAATCCAATGGGAAAGACTTTTCGTCCCATTGACGTCATTCTAGCGGTTCGCATAATGTCTACCTATGATAAGGAAAAGATGACTGACCGACTTTCCTTGCTAGATAAATTACATTTAATGCTGCTTAATTGCAGTCGCAAAAAACTGGCTTATTCTATTGGACGCATCATCGGATGCATCCAGTTGTCCTGCTCATATCCCAAGCTTTGGAAAAAGGAAAACAAAGAAGGACAAATTAATTCAGAAAAAATGCCGATGCCTTTGGCTTGCATCGCTAATCTTATGCGAAACGGAGTCAGCCTAGAGGAAGCCTGGACGATGCCGGAAGGCGAGGCCGTCTGGATTTCCATAGCCCATGCCATTTACGAAGGTGCAAAAGTCGATATTCTTTCGACCGACGAGGAAAAAGAATTGGAAAAGTTTGGTGATCGCATTGCAGCCTACAAAAAACGAATGAACCACAACTAACATGGCCGATTTAACTGTAACGATTGGAGCAGACCTTTCCGAACTTGAAAAGGGCATTGGTGATGCCGGCAAGACCGTTGGCAAGGGTGCCGCAAAAATTGAAAACCCATTTCAAAAGACAGCCGATAAGTTCAGTAGCGCGGCTGGAATTGGAGGAATGATTGCTGGTCCCGTGGGGCTAGCCATTGGTCAGTTCATCGACGCTTTCGGTCAATTCATTAACAAGGTTGGAGAATATGTTAAGGAACTTATTGCCTACTCGGTCAAGCTACGCAACTTATCCATCGCTACCGGGGTGTCAGTAGGTGAATTGGAAAAAATGGAAGGTGTTGCCCAGGCAAGTGGAGTTAGTCTTGATACTCTTGCTCATTCTATGAATGAGTTTAACAAGCGAATGGGTGAGGCAAGAATTAAAGGTTCAGAAGTTAATAACTTATTGGTGAAACTTGGCGTAGGAATGGATCAAGTAGCCAACGGAAGTTTTGATGCCATTGCCGGTATGAAGGCACTTGCTGCTGCCCATGACGCCGGAACCGACGCAGTAACATTGGCCTATTACGGAAATAAGATGTTCGGATCGTCCTTTGAGCAGTTGCTTCCCGTCATCAAGCGCGGTTCAGCGGCCATTGATGAATATACCGTAAAGACTTGGAAGAATACAGAGATTGCAACTTACGCTCTTGCTCGCACAAGCGACGAGTGGGATAACTTTTGGCATAATTTTAAAGTCGTTATGTTAGAAGCACTCGGTGCTATTGCGTTTTATATTCAGTCCATTATGGATTTGAAAAATCTGCTTTTTCTTCGAACTGTCGCTATGGTCAGTCCCGAAGCCGCAGGTGCTTTGGCTGAAAAAACACTTTCTCCAAGTATTTCAAAGGAAGCTCGTCAAATGCAACTTGATTTGATTACTTCCACTATGAGCGATAAAGATAAGAAGTCTTTCATGGACGCTTATCATGCACAAGAAGGCGAGGGCAAGAAATTAAATCCCTTTGGCCTTTCTACGGCCAATGCGGCCTCCCAGATGCAGCAAATGGGCGGTGGCGACATCTTTGGTGCCATCTCCTTCACCCCCCTAGACGCCATCAAGGACAACACCGATCGCGCCGCTAATACCCTTGACGCCATGCTCGCACTCGAAACCGACATGGGTTCATCAACGCCCGAAAACATTAATGCCAAATAACCATGACCCCTTCTAGCACCCAAATCAATTACGGCAATGACCTTAAGGAAGTACCTCAATTACAATTAGGTTGGTCGGTCGAGGCGGACGGCTTTGGCCTGCTCCAGGCACAAGTGAAGTTCAAGTGGGACATCACCAAAATGAACCTATTCCCGACGAAGTTTGCCAAGGGCGTTTTGATGTCCACATTGATTCCGGACATCGATACCAAGTACCAAGACATGGGAGTTTGGAAGGCCAGCATGGTGGTCGAAAAAGGTGGGGTGCTAATGATTACTGCGGACTTCGCCGGCATCGACCCAGCATTTAACAGCGGTCTCAAGACCGAAACGCAAGTGGTGATGACTGGATCATCGGCTTCGGAAGCCATCGAGCATCATCCTAATTTCCTTAAAATCAATATGGTGTCTGGAGGATTGTCTACGCGCGATCCTATGGCTGGTTTCCCTACGGGTAACGGTTGGGATAATAGCACGACCACAAACCCCAACCGCGCACTCTGGCGTCCCTATGTGGCATCGCAGGGAGCTGAACAAGGATTCCAGTTCGTTGGCTTCCTTCCTCCCCAGAAATCTACCGACCCCCTCAACATCAAGGCTGGCATCAAGAACTACTACAAGCCGTCCAATACCCTTCGTCTTTTGTTCTATGTCTCAACCGAGGTAGCAGCCGTTACTTATGCTTCGTATGT